ACCTCGGTGATTCCCGAGAGTTCGGCGGCCTTCCGAACCCGGCGGAGCCAGCCGGGGGAGCGGTCGGAAGCCGGCTGAGGCTCCCCATAGTGGGACCTCACCGGCTCTCCGGCCGGCCCGCACTCAGCGGCGCCTCGCGGCGCCCACTCGGTGGCGGTGGGCTCTCGCGGAAGTACCACGCTCATACTGTACAGAGGCCCTATCCGGGCCTCGACAGTATGGCGCGGATCTACCGCGAAGAGCCGGGGCGGCTCTACTTCGCGCTCGAGCGCGAAGTACTCTACTAGGAACCGATCGACGCTCTCCTTAGGTAGGCCTCCTGGGTTGCTGCCCAGGTAGCCGTCCCTAGGGATAAGCGCGATCAAGTCCCGAAGTAGAGATTGCCTCCAGATGCGCAGCGCCCTTGTCCCTATAAGGGACAAGTAAGCTGCAAGGGTTCTGTAGTCAAGGCGTTGAGGCGCCTTGAGCTTGAACCCTATCCCATCTGGGGCAATGAGCCGCCCGACAAACTCGCCTAGCCTCCCCGCGAGGGACTTCGGCTCCGAGATCTCCACTCCAAGTATCTGGGTGGAGAATTCTCGGTAGGCCTCCGCCAGCCTCGGGTCGGCGATCACGAGATCGTCCCCTACTATGCAGTAGGGGGCTTCTCTCGGATCGCCTCCGAGCCGGGCCCAGAGTGCCCTGACGACCGCATGGTGGCTCAGGGCAAAAGCGGCGAAAGACGGGACAGTCCCTAACGGCTGCCCGCATCGCCACTTTATGGTCTCTGAGCCGGCCCCGGGGTAGGCCGCCCGAGCTGGGAGCCTCGAGATCCAGCAGAACAGATCCACCCACGGCCTGTTGGCCTTGGAAGACAAGGACCACAGGACCGTCCGGGTGACGGCCAGAGGGAACCGGTCCGTCGCCGAGCTCAGGTCGAAGGACCAAACGGTCCTACCGGCTCTGAGCCACTCGGCGACACGCTCAGCCCCAGCCTGCTGGTTGTATGTATAGTCCTGAGGGATAGCCTTGAGTGCTCGGTATAGAGCCCGAGCCCAAGGATCCATCAGGAATTGCAACCAGCGCGGGGGAGCGTAGTAGAACCGGGCCTTCCCGTCTGGCTGAACCCGGCAATAAACCGCTCCGTGACTCCTCACTGAACCCGGTGCCGGTCTGAAATCTGGTAAGACCGGCAACTGGGGCCAGTAGAGGGGCACGGTACCTGGTGGGTGTATAATATGATCCTGCATGACCCACCAGGCGTCCTTGAATAGCTCCAACCCGACGGATGTATAGTTTCCTCGTCCGTCGGTGAGCTTCAAGGACAGCGGGTTATTGGGGAGGATCTTTCTCTGGATTCTCACCTCAGGAAGGACGTCTGAAGGCGAGACACCGAAATACGCCCGGAAAGGAAACCGGGCGCGCCAATCTTCGGTGTCCACCTCGACGACCTTACCTGAGGCAAGAGGCACCGTGAGGATGCGTGCCGTCCCGACAGCCCGTTCGAATTTCTCCACGTCCTTCCTAGAAGGGAC